GTGCAGCGGGAGGTCATCAGCGTGTATCCGCCGGAATATACGCCGGATGAGGCCGCCCGTTATGACGGCGGCGGGTTCCATTCCGGGTCGGTCACCTATACCGAAAACCAGCGGGGAGAAGACTCACATCGCTATGACGGGCGCACTTTTCACGATGGCCGTGGCGTTTACGCAGGAGAATAACATGAGTGCAATTAACGAACAGACAAAATGGGAAGATGAGGTTTACCTGCTGGCGCGCGAAGACCGGGTGGAGGGCGGCATTTATGGTCCGTCAAACAAACAGGCCCGGCAGCTGGCGAACCGTACCCGCTATTTAAAAACCGCCGTTGAGTCGCTGCAGGACTACCGGGATTACACCTTCTTCATGACCCCGGATGACCCGGACGGCACCCTTGCGGGGCTTGCCGGTACGCCGGAGGGGAAACTCTTTCGCGTGGTGGTGCCTGACAGCGAGGGGCAACTGCTGGCCTTTATCTATTACCAGAAGCGCAACGGCCAGGCGAACCGGCTGAATGCACTGGCAAGTCAGCAGGCGATTACGTCCCTGCGCCAGCAGCTGGAGCAGGACACCGGCTCAGCGCTGGATGGCCTGACCGCGTTGCAGTCCGGTCTCCAGTCGCTGACGGCCGCCCTGATGCAGCTCGGTCTTGATGAGATGGCCGCGCAGGTGACCAGCATGGCCGCTTCACAAAAAAGCCAGTCAGACCAGATTCAGGCGCTGATGCTGGCGTTTCAGTCCGGTATGCGGGCGCTGGCTCTGGTGGAGGCCACCCCCGAGGAGGTGGAAAGTCATCAGCTGAGTAACCTCTATGCCTTCCAGGTGCTGGCCCGTCAGCTTCTCCCGCTCGACGGCTTCGACCCCTCAGCGGCAGGCAGTGGCACGGGAAACCGGGAGGCGCAGGCGAAATATCCGGGCGTGTTTGCCTTTGGTGAGCCGCGCGGTCTGATTCGCCTGGACGTGACCTCCGACAGCGGCGCACCGACCAGCAAGGACAACCCGGTTAACGGCACCTTAAAGGTGGACGTCGACGGGGAGATGTTCACGGCATACGTGTCCTTCAAGGTTCAGGGGGCGTCGTCAGCGGGTACCCGAAAAAGAACATGAAATTCGAGCTGTTTGCCGACGCGGCGCATACCGAAAATGTCAGCCTGAAAATCGGGGATGTGGTGCCGAAGGATAAATGGATTTTCAAGGCGAACTGGATTGACTCGACCCACCTGCGCAATGTGCTCTGCTACAACCTGTGGCAGAAGGTGATGGCGACCCGCAGCGGCTGGCCGCGCCGGGATATTGATAACAGCTACGTGGGGAAGCTGGGGGCCAGCGCCATTGATACCGGCGCCATCGGCTGCCCGAAGGGGTACGCCTGCGTGCTGTATATCAACGGTGAGTTTTACGGGATAGGGGATTTTCTCTACAACTCGTCGCGCAAGGATTACAACATCGCCAAAAACAGCCCGGAGCAAATCATGATTATCTGGGACGGGGCGATTAACATCCCGGCGCTCACGGATAACGGCACCTGGGTGATGGACTCACCTTCGAAACCCACGGCGGAAACGGCTGCCTGCCTCGACCGCTGGCGGGACTTCGCGCAGTCCGCGCAGGACGCGTTTACCGCCGCCGCCGGTACGCATCTGGATAAAAACAACGTGGTGGATTTCTACGTCTTCCTCAGCTTTATCTGCGCCCCGGACTGCGTGCAGAAGAACACCACGTTTATCACCTGGGACGGCACGAAATGGTTTTTCATGCCCTATGACCTGGATACCACCTTTGGTCTGCATTACGCCGGGACGTCCATTGCCTATCCGCCAGACCTGAATCTGTTTGATAACGGCCTCGCCATGCAGGTCAACCGCACCTTCTGGAAGAAAGTCCGTACCACCTTCCAGGCGGAAATGAATGCCCGCTATGCGGAACTGCGGGATAACGGTCTGTTTTCACAGTGCGGCGTGCTGGAGCTGGCCCGAGACCTGCTGGGACGCTACACCCCGGAACTGATGCAGGCTGAATATGAAAAATGGCCGAATGTGCCCTCCCTGAGCATCACCAGTCTGGACCAGATGATGGACTGGACCCGACAGCGTATTGCATACCTGGACACTTTTTTCAGCTACCAACAGTAAGGACCCACCATGACCACGATTTTAGTCAAAGATGCGCTGCGGGCCTCCGTTGAGGCGGCTTCGGGCGGAAAACAGACGGTGCTGTATACCCCGAAGGGACAGCCGACCTTTGTGAATATTATCCCGAAGGTGAGTATCGAAAGCATGAACCCGGCGCTGGGGATTTCCGGCGTACATCCGGCCTTTAAGCAGGGCGACAGGGAAATCCCGTATCTGTATGTCGGAACCTATCAGGGATGCGTGCTGAACGGCGAGGTCCTGAGTCTGCCCAACGTGGATGCGAATGCCTGTAACGCAACCAGCGCCACCCTTTTCCCGTTACTGAAAGCGATGGGTAGCACCTGGCACGGCATGACGTCGGTCGAGTGGGCGCTGATGCAGGCGATGGCCGTGAAAAGCCGGTACAGTCCCCTGGGGGCCGATGTGTACGGCAAGTCCGCGCTGGATGCGACCCAGACCGGACGCCGTATCGACGGCAAAGAGGCGGGCGATTTGTCCTCGCAGTCTCCGCGCATTTATACCGGCTCCGGTCCGGTCTCTTATCGCCAGGACAAAAAATACAACGGCATCAGCGACCTTGCCGGAAACGTCTGGGAGCGTACCTACGGCGCGCGTGTGGTGGGTGGCGAAATCCAGCTCTACGGGACCGGCAATGAGGCCGCGCTCGCCGCCTCCGCTGTATTCAGTGCGCACGGCGCTGATGTGCCGGGCTGGTACGCTATCCATGCGGTGACCGGGGCCTTTATCACCCCGACGCACACCGGGAACACCACCACGGCGGACTATGTGGCCACCACCCCCAACAGCGTGCGGGCGGTGACAAAAACCACCGGGCTGGCTGACAACGAGTTTTATCACCCGGCCTGGGGCGGGACCTTCGTTCAGCCGCAGAACACGCTGCCGGAAGCGGTAAAGAATCTTCTGGAGCTGTATGGCGTATGGCCGTCCCTGACCGGTAAGGCGATTGTCCCGGCGGGGTCCACGGTCAACTACAACGCGGGCGCGACAAGCTGCATGCATCCGGTGCGCGGTAAGAACGATATTTTCCAGTTTGGCTTTGCCAACAATATCGAGGTGCTGAATTCCGAGATGGGTCTGCGCCCGGTGTATTACGCGCCCCTGAGTTAATCACGAGGCTGCCCCGCTCCGGCGGGGAAGCCCGCTATTACGGACTGCCTTATGAGTAAAAAATTCAGCGCCATACTGACCGCGCAGGGGGCTGAACGCCTGGCCGCTGCGGCGGTGAAGGGTATCCCCCTGGGTATCACTCACATGGCTGTCGGCGACGGGGGCGGCGTCCTGCCGGTGCCGTCCCCGGACCAGACCGCCCTGATTAACGAGCAGTACCGCGCACCATTAAACCGGCTGGTCATCGCCGACCAGGCGGCAAATGTTATCCGCGCCGAAATGATAATGCCGCCACAGGCCGGGGGCTTCTGGATACGCGAGGCCGCACTCTTTGACGAGACCGGCATCTGCCTGGCGGTGGCGAACCTGCCCGAATCCTACAAGCCGCTTCTGGCGGAAGGGTCGGGACGTTTCCAGGTGATTAATATCTGGCTGATGGTGAGTCAGACCGCCGATGTGCAGATGATTGCGGACCCGTCAGTCATCCTGGCGACGGTGGAAGAGGTCCGCCGGGCGGGGAACAACGCCAAAGATTATGCCGATGACATTGTTTCCACGCTGGAGAATGAGACAAGGGAGGCCATCACCTCAGCGGTCAGCACCGCCATTCGTGATTTCTGGGAAGCGGAAAACCCCGTCGGCACGGTCCGGTTTTACAGCCAGCATGTTGATCCGAATGAGCGCTACCCGTGGTCAACGTGGACGTATACCGGTGAGAACAGAACCCTCCGGGTGGCAAAAGCGGACGGTTCGAACGTCGGCGCCACCGGTGGCAGCGATACGGTCACCCTTCAGCGGGCGAATCTTCCCGCCGTGCAGATTGATGTAAGCGGGGAAACCAGCGAGCAGCCTGAGCAGAAGCTGACGACCACGCGCGGTGGTATTCACCATCATGGTGGTGTGGCCGGTAAAAATGACCCGTGGGAAATCGGCGGGGATGTGCGGCAGCTCTTTAACCCGAAAGAGCCGGGTGTGACGGATGATGCCGGAGAGCACGACCACGAAGTCACAGTACCGCCGCACAAACACACGACCAGCGGCAAAACTGACAACCTCGGCGAGGGTAAATCGTTCAGCGTGGTGGAAGCTCACACCCTGCTGATGTGCTGGAGCCGCGTTGCCTGAATCGCCAGGCGAACTATGACAAAATCAGCCCCGTAACGGGGCTTTTTTTCTGCCTGCGGTTGTATCAACCACGGTACAACGGGCATCAACGGCTTGCGGTGAGTGATTTCCCTACCATGGGTGAACCCCTAAACAGGAGATTCATTCCATGGCGCAAGACTACCACCACGGCGTGCGCGTTGTAGAAGTTAACGACGGCACCCGCTCTATCACGACGGTGAGCACGGCGATTGTGGGCATGGTGTGCACCGGCGATGATGCCGATGCCTCCATGTTCCCGCTCAATAAGCCTGTACTGCTTACCGATGTACTGACCGCCAGCGGTAAAGCGGGCGAGTCCGGTACGCTGGCCCGCTCACTGGACGCGATCGCAGACCAGGCAAAACCCGTCACCGTAGTGGTGCGCGTTGCCCAGGGCGAAACCGAAGCGGAAACCACCTCAAATATTATCGGCGGCGTGACTGCCGACGGTAAGAAAACCGGCATGAAGGCGCTACTTTCCGCGCAGTCGCAGCTGGGCGTGAAACCGCGCATTCTCGGCGTGCCGGGGCATGATACGCAGGCCGTATCCACTGAGCTGCTGAGCGTGGCGCAGAGCCTGCGGGCCTTTGCGTATATGTCAGCTTACGGCTGTAAAACCGTGGCAGAGGCGATCACTTACCGCGACAACTTCAGCCAGCGTGAAGGAATGATTATCTGGCCTGACTTCATAAACTTTGACACGGTGCTGCAGGCGGATGCGACCGCCTACGCTACCGCCCGCGCCCTTGGCTTGCGCGCTAAAATCGACGAGCAAACCGGCTGGCACAAAACCCTGTCTAACGTGGGCGTCAACGGCGTAACCGGCTTGTCTGCGGATGTGTTCTGGGATCTGCAGGACCCGGCAACTGATGCCGGACTGCTGAACCAGAACGACGTCACCACCTTGATCAGGAAGGATGGTTTCCGCTTCTGGGGTTCCCGCTGCCTCAGTGATGATCCGCTGTTCCAGTTTGAAAACTACACCCGCACCGCGCAGGTACTGGCTGACACCATGGCAGAGGGCCATATGTGGGCGGTGGATATGCCGCTTAACCCGTCGCTGGCCCGCGATATTATCGAAGGTATCCGCGCCAAAATGCGCAGCCTGGTGAATCAGGGCTACCTCATCGGCGGTGATTGCTGGATTGATGACAGCGTTAACGACAAAGACAGCCTGAAAGCCGGGAAGCTCTGGATCGACTACGACTATACGCCAGTGCCGCCGCTGGAAAACCTGATGCTGCGCCAGCGCATCACTGACCGTTACCTGGTGGATTTCACCACCCGCGTAAGCGCATAAGGGGGACCCATGGCCTTACCACGCAAACTAAAACACCTGAACATCTTCAACGCCGGTAACAGCTGGATGGGCATTGCTGAATCCGTCACCCTGCCGAAATTTTCCCGCAAGCTTGAGAACTATCGCGGGGGCGGCATGCCCGGTTCAGTCGGTATCGATCTGGGGCTGGATGATGGCGCACTGGACACGGAAATGACCATCGGCGGCACTGAGGCACTGCTGTTTAAACAGATGGGCAAGGCCACGGTGGACGGGGTGCAGATGCGCTTCACCGGCTCTATCCAGCGCGATGACACCGGCGAGGTGCAGGCCGTTGAGCTGGTTGTACGCGGACGCCACAAAGAGGTGGATTCCGGCGAGTGGAAAACCGGCGAGAGCAATACCACCAAAGTCAGCAGCGTTAACAGCTATGCGAAGCTGACCATTAACGGCGAGGTGCTGTACGAGGTCGATGTGATCAACATGATTGAAATTGTTGATGGCGTTGACCTGATGGAAGAGCACCGCAACGCCATCGGCCTTTAATGCAGCACTGGCGCGGGATGCCGCGCCAGCCACCCCATAACAGGAAAAGAGCATGAGTGAGAAAACAGAAGCAACGGTGAAACTGGATAGCCCGATTAAGCGTGGTGATACCACGATTACGGAAATTATGCTGCGTAAGCCGCAATCCGGCGCGCTGCGCGGTACGCGACTGCAGGCGGTGATGGAGATGGACGTGGCCTCAATGATGACCGTGATCCCCCGCATCTCCACGCCAACGCTGACCCCGCAGGAAATGGCGGACCTCGACCCGGCAGACCTGGCCGCGATGTCTGTCGAGGTGGTCCTTTTTTTGTTGCCGAAGTCGGCGTTTGCCGATTTGCCGACAGCCTGACGGTAGATGACCTGGTGGCGGATATCGCCACGATCTTTCACTGGCCGCCGTCCGTCACTGACGTTATGCCGCTTACAGAAGTGCTGGAGTGGCGGCACAGAGCGATAATGCGAAGCGGGGCCAGCGATGAGTGATAAAAACCTGCGCCTGCAGGTGGTTCTGAATGCGGTTGATAAACTCACCCGCCCTTTAAAAAATGCGCTGGCTGGCTCGAAGGAGCTGGCCTCCGGCATCCGGCAGACCCGTGATCAGCTTAAACGGCTTAACGACGCGGGGAGCCAGTTAAAATCTTTTGATCAACTCTCACAGAGTCTGAACCGGACCAGCAACGAGCTGGACCAGGCGCGGCTGCGTGCGCAGATGATGACGCGCGAACTGGCAGCGCTCGAATCCCCCACGAAAAAACAGACGCAGGCGCTTGAGGCGCAATGGCGCGCCGTATCACGCCTGGAACAAAAGCAGCAGCAGGAAACGCGGCAGATGGCGGCAACCAGGGCGGAGCTGTACCGCCTTGGCATCTCTGCGGGCGGCGGTGCCCGTGAAACAGCCCGCATTACCCGCGAAACTGATCGCTATAACCAGCAGCTGGCAGAGCAGGAGCGGCGCTTGCGGGACGTGGGCGAGCGCCAGCGCAAGCTGAATGCGATCAGGGCCAAAGCTGACAAGATGCGCGACGTGCGTAACAACCTGGCGGGGAACGGTGCCGGGATGATGGCCGCCGGGGTGACAACGGGCGCGACGCTGCTGGCGCCTATTCGCGCCTACTCGGAATCAGAGAACGCCGCAAACCAGCTGGCAGGCTCAATGATGGGGCCGGGCGGAAAGGTGGCGCCTGAGTTCATGAAACTAAACAAACTGGCAATAGCCCTGGGTGACCGGCTGCCCGGCACCACGGCAGACTTTCAGAACATGATGACCATGTTACGTCGTCAGGGGATGTCAGCGCAGGTTATCCTGGGCGGGCTGGGTGAGTCGGCGGCTTACCTTGGCGTGCAGCTGCAGATGGCGCCGACGGAGGCTGCAGAGTTTGCCGCAAAATTGCAGGACGCCACGCAGACCACCGAAAAAGACATGATGAGCCTGATGGATCTTATCCAGCGTGGTTTTTATGCGGGCGTAGACCCCGGGAATATGCTGCAGGGTTTCGCAAATATCAGCAGCGCTATGGACATTATCAAGCAGAAGGGCCTGGATGCTGCAAAAACCTTCAGTCCGCTTCTCGTCATGGCCGATCAGGCGGGGATGGCTGGAGAGTCAGCGGGTAATGCCTACCGTAAAATTTTTCAGGCCACGCTGGATGCGAAAAATATTAAGGGCATAAACGACGGGCTGAAAGGAAAGGGCATCAAGTTCGATTTCTCCGACGGGAAAGGCGGATTTGGTGGTCTGGAAAAGATGTACGCGCAGTTAGAAAAGCTTGAAAAACTAAATCCTGAAACGAAATTTGCAACGATGAAAGCCCTGTTTGGTAATGATAATGAGGTGCTAAAAGCGCTGAATACCATGATGTCAAAAGGCATGGCGGGCTATCGTGAAACCGTCGCTAAACTGGAGAGCCAGGCAACTCTGCGCGAGCGCGTCGAGGCGTCCCTGAATACCTTAGGCAACAAATGGGAAGCCGCTGGCGGCTCTTTTACTAACGCCATGGCAAGCATCGGAGAAACCGTCGCTCCAGTGCTGAAAAATATAGCGGACTGGCTGGGTAATCTGGCGTCCGCGCTGGATGGTTTTGTGAAGCGTCATCCGCAACTGACGGCGGCGCTATTTAAAATTGCGGCCGTATTTGCCGTGGTAGCTACCGCAGCGGGTGTGGTGTCACTGGCCCTGGCATCCATTTTGGGTCCTATGGCGGTACTGCGGGTAAGTGCTGGCATTCTCCAGCTGATATTTGCTTCTGCGTTTGGTCTGGTCACAAGAGTAATTGGCGGTGCAGGCCAGGCGGTCATCTGGTTAGGCCGGTTGATGATGGCTAACCCCATTCTGGCGATAGTTGGCCTGATTGCGATGGGAGCCATCTATATCTGGCAGAACTGGGAAACGCTGGGGCCGAAGTTTAAAGCACTCTGGGATGCCATCACGTCAGGGGTGTCAGTAGCCTGGACTGTGATTAAGCAGACCATAAGCAGCAAATGGGATGAAATTCTGAGTGATGTTGCCGCGCTGGCCGCAAAGTTTAAAGCAGTGGGCGGGGCGATCATTGACGGCATCCTGAGCGGTATCAATGAGAAGTGGGAAACGCTTAAGAGCAAGCTGGCATCGGTCAAAAGCTATCTGCCGGACTGGATGACCGGCGGGGACAAATCGCCAGGCGCACCTCAGCAGAAAGGGCCGAGCGGATTTTCGCGGGGATGTATGACGGCGGCGGCTATATTCCACACGGGAAGGTGGGCATTGCTGGCGAGAATGGCCCGGAGCTGATTAACGGCCCGGCCTATGTGACCAGCCGCAGGAGAACGGCCGCGCTGGCGTCCGTAGTCGCCGGAATGATGGGGGGAGCAATGCCAGCAGAGGCCGCCCCGCTTCATCCCATGAGTCTGCCGGCAGCTTCATACCGTCCTGTAACTGATAAGCTAGCAGGCAGCCAGCCTGTATTCCAGTTTGAAACCCATGCGCAAATTATTATCCAGGCTCTGCCCGGTCAGAGTGCGCAGGATATTGCGCAGGAAGTTGCACGGCAGCTTGATGCGCGCGAGCGACGCATGAAGGCGAAGGCCCGCAGCAATTTCAGTGATCAAGGGGGGTACGATTCATGATGATGGTCCTGGGCTTATTTGTGTTTCAGCTGCGCACGGTTCCCTATCAGCAACTGCAGTATCAGCGGAACTGGCGCCATGTGACCAACAACCGCGTTAATCGCCGTCCGACAACGCAATTTTTGGGGCCAGATAACGATCAGCTGACGCTCTCCGGCGTCCTCATGCCGGAAGTGACCGGCGGCCGGTTGTCGTTGCTGGCGCTGGAGCTGATGGCAGAGCAGGGGAAGGCGTGGCCCCTGATTGAAGGCAGCGGCACGATTTACGGCATGTATGTGATTGAGGGACTGAATCAGACTAAAACGGAGTTTTTCCGCGACGGTATGCCGCGCAGGATTGAGTTCACCCTGTCGCTAAAACGCGTGGATGAATCCCTGTCCGATATGTTCGGTGATCTCAGTGCGCAACTGAATAATCTGCAGGGAACGGAAACATCTGCCTTAAGCGATATCAGTAAAACGGTGGGAGGGCTGCTGTCGTGAATTTCAGCTCTGAACTGCTTAACAAAGGCAACAAAACTCCGGCATTCAGCATCAGTATTGAAGGCAGGGATATCACCACTGTGCTGGACAACCGCCTGATGGGGCTGACGCTGACGGATAACCGGGGATTTGAAGCGGACCAGCTTGATCTGGAGCTGGACGACGCCGATGGAAAAATCGTGCTGCCGCGCCGTGGTGCGGTCATTACGCTGGCGCTGGGCTGGAAGGGGCAGCCGCTTTTCCCGAAAGGGGCATTCACGGTGGACGAGATTGAACACACTGGCGCACCGGACCGCCTGACTATCCGGGCGCGAAGTGCTGATTTTCGGGAAACCCTGAATACCCGCCGTGAAAAATCGTGGCATAACACCACCATCGGGGAAGTGGTGAAGGAAATAGCCGCGCGGCACAAGCTGAAGATGGCACTGGGTAAAGAGCTGTCGGATAAGCCCGTGGAGCATATAGACCAGACTAATGAGAGTGACGGCAGTTTTCTGATGCGACTGGCGCGACAGTACGGTGCCATCGCGTCGGTGAAAAATGGCAATCTGTTATTCATCCGGCAGGGGCAGGGCAAAAGCGCCACTGGTAAACCACTGCCAGTGATCACTATCACACGCAAGGACGGCGACAGTCACCGCTTTACCCTGGCAGATCGCGGAGCCTACACGGGCGTAATTGCCAGCTGGTTGCATACCCGTGAACCTGCGAAGAAAGAAAGCACCACGGTGAAGCGTAAGCGCAGAACTAAGAAGCAGAAGAAAGAGCCGGAAGCGAAGCAGGGCGATTACCTGGTGGGTACGGATGAAAATGTGCTGGTACTTAATCGCACTTATGCCAACCGGAGCAACGCCGAACGAGCGGCGAAAATGCAGTGGGAACGCCTGCAACGCGGCGTTGCGTCATTCTCGCTACAACTGGCGGAAGGGCGGGCAGATCTCTACACGGAAATGCCAGTGAAAGTCAGTGGCTTTAAACAGCCGATAGATGATGCGGAATGGACTATTACCACCCTGACGCATACTGTCAGCCCGGATAACGGTTTTACGACCAGTCTGGAGCTTGAAGTGAAGATTGATGATTTCGAAATGGAATGATTCTTCGCAATGGAGAACTTTTAAGTTTTCAAAATGGAATAATGCGGTATCATTATTGTGAATTTAGCAAAAATGGGGAGAACTCGAAAAAATGATGATTTGCCCACTGTGTGGAAGTGCCGCCCATACTCGCAGCAGTTTTCAGGTATCTTCATTGACCAAAGAGCGTTACAACCAGTGCCAGAACATTAACTGCAGCCATACTTTTGTTACCCATGAAACTTTTGTTCGTTCGATTGCAACGCCAAAAGAGTCAAATCCGGTTCAGCCGCATCCAATGAAATCAGGACAGGTGGCGCTCTCTCTTTGACGCTGCCGCCATTTTGTCGCCATCGTTAAAAAAAGTGCTTCTAACATCATGATTTTAAACGGTATAAATTTCAGGCAACAAAAAACCCATCAACCTTGAACCGAAGTGGCGGGGTTGATGGGCTCCACAAAATGGGGACATCAAAGAAAAGCAGTGGCATTACTTATGACTGATGCCCTGAGAAAAAGTTCTGCCTGTGACGGCTTTTTTCTCAAAAAATTATTGTAGCCCTGGCCAGATGATCACGATGAGCGTCCCGGCAAGGGTAAGCAGCACGTTGGCGATGGCGTAGGTGCCTGCGTAGCCGAGCGCGGGAATGTTGCTGCGCGCGGTATCGCTGATGATCTCCATCGCCGGGGCGCAGGTGCGGGCTCCCATCATGGCGCCGAACAGCATCGCCCGGTTCATGCGCAGCACGTAGGCGCCGAACAGGAAGCAGATCACCACCGGCACCAGGCTGACGATAAGCCCTGCCGCCAGCATCTGGCCGCCGACGGCGCCCAGCCCGTTATTGATCCCGGCCCCGGCGCTGAGACCGACTCCGGCCATAAACACCATCAGACCAAACTCTTTCACCATGTTCAGCGCCCCCTGCGGGATATAGCCGAAGGTTGGGTGGTTGGCGCGCAGGAAGCCAAGCATGATGCCGGCGAACAGCAGGCCGGCGGCGTTGCCGATGCCGAAGCTGAAGGAGCTGAACTGGAAGGTGATCATGCCGATCATCAGGCCAACGATAAAGAAGGCGCAGAAGGCCAGCAGATCGGTCACCTGGCTGTGAATGGAGATAAAGCCGATGCGGTCGGCCACGGTTTTTACGCGGCGGGCGTCGCCGCTGACCTGCAGCACGTCGCCTTTGTTCAGTACGACGTTATCGTCGATAGGCATCTCGATCTGGCTGCGAATAACCCGGTTTAAGAAGCAGCCGTGGTCGGTAAGCTTGAGCTGCGCCAGGCGGCGGCCGACGGCGTTGTGGTTTTTGACCACTATCTCTTCAGTGACGATGCGCATGTCGAGCAGATCGCGGTCGAACACCTCTTTACCGTTGCGGAAGCTCGGGTCGAGGCGGGCGTGGGCGTCCGGGTAGCCCACCAGCGCAATATCGTCACCCATCTGCAGCACCGCGTCGCCGTCCGGGTTGGCCAGAATGCCGTTGCGACGAATGCGTTCAATATAGCAGCCGGTCTGGCGGTAAATACCCAGTTCGCGCAGATTTTTGCCATCCGCCCAGGCCACCAGCTCCGGGCCGACGCGGTAGGCGCGGATCACCGGCAGGTAGACTTTACGTTTGGAATCGGTATCGAGGCCGCGCTCGCGGGCGATTTGCTGGGCGCTGGTCTGCAGATCCTGATGCTGCAGCTTGGGCATATAGCGGGCGCCGACGATCAGGCTCACCAGACCAACCAGATAGGTCAGGGCATAGCCGAGGCTCAGATGGTCAAGCGACTGCGCCAGCTGATCGCTGGGCAGGCCGAAATGGCGCAGGGTGTCGCCCGCGCCCACCAGCACCGGGGTGGAGGTCATGGCGCCTGCCAGCATACCGGCGGTGAGCCCGATATCCCAGCCGAACACTTTACCCAGCACCATGGCGATCAGCATCGCGCTGCCGACCATCACCAGCGCCAGCATCAGGTAGTTTTTCCCGTCGCGGAAAAAAATAGAAAAAAAGTTGGGCCCGGCTTCTACGCCAACGCAAAAAATAAACAGCATAAAGCCGAGATTAAGGGCATCGGTGTTAATCGCGAAATGCTGCTGGCCTAATAATAGAGAAACGACTAAAACGCCAATGGAATTACCAAGTTGTACTGAGCCGAGACGCAGTTTTCCCAGGCATAGTCCTAATGCAAGTACAACGAATAATAACAGGATGTAATTCCCGTTTAACAAATCTGCGACGTTTATATTCACGAAAGCCAACTTCTCATTTACTAGTAAGTTGTTGAAGGAAATGGTTATTTGGTCTAAGGTTGCTCAGGCGTTCGCGTTGTCGCGAACCTATTCTGGCACCCTGTTATAACCAGCAAAAATATACCGCTAGTTTAATCCTTCCTGGATGCGGCGGCTAGTGACAATCGTTTTTAGGCTGGTAGGGGAGTTATTGGCATGGATTGCCGAAATGCTTTATCTGACTGGGCGACGTGGACGTGAGTTAGAGGCAACATCAGGAGGATACGGTGAAATCTGAGCGTAGTTGGGCCGGCATTATCTGTGGCTTCGTTCTGTTCATTGTGGTGTGCTTATCGTTGTTGTTACATATGAAAGGGGCATTTCGCGCCAGCGGCAACCCGGAGCTGGGCCTGCTCTTCTTTTTGCTGCCAGGGGCGGCGGCGAGCTGTCTCTCTCCTGGACGGCGGGTGCTGCGTCCTTTGCTCGGCGCGATACTGGCGGCGCCGGTCTGCATGGTGACGATGCGGCTGTTCTTCGTGACCCACCGGACGTTCTGGCAGGAGATGGCGTGGGTGTTGAGCGCCGTGTTCTGGTGCGCGCTTGGGGCATTGTGCTTTTTGTTTATCTGCGCCTGGCTTGATACCTGGCGCAGTCATTCATCGAGCAAATAA